CCAGAATACCTTGAACACCACCAACAGAACCCCTCAACCTTGCCTGAGCCTCAGCGTTTGTGTTTTGGGCCGTATTGCTTTGATCTAAATTGTCACCCGTTGAAAGGTTTACATTGATCTCAGGCTGAATCTCCTCAACTGTGATGCCTAACACGTCCTCCAGCATTTTCAGAGCCTGAGGAGGAGCATCACTCCAGAATTAACCAGTTGTGTGATGCTATTCACTTTGCTTTGTACTGATTGAGCCTCCAGATTTTTATCTGATTGCAAAAGTTTTAGATGGTCATAAGATGCAACTAACTCAGTACCCTCAGGAATCTGGATGAACTGTCCTAATTTCTGAGCAAACAAATCGGCCTCAGGTTGTATTGTATTCTCATATACTCCAATCAATGACTGTTTCACGTTCTCAAATGTTGCGTTTTTATTGGAGAAAATATTGATATTCAAACCAAACTGATCAACTATTGTCATTGTATTTGCATCAATCTCCTCAAACAACATCAAATCCTTTGTTGGATAGCTCATTGGTTGCCATTTCAAAGAGGCCTCAGTTAAAATAACACGCTTTTGATCTCTCCCTATTCCAGATCCTCCAATATACTCATCATGAATCCTTTTTTTCTCTCCAGCTGAGATTGGCATTGATCCCATTTGATCTTTTGATTCATTGCTTAATATACCAATTGCACCCTTTTCACTCATTATTACATTTCTGTATGCGTATGCGTGTTCTATATTGGAAACAGGAAATTTCAGTGAGTGGATTGGAGACGTTCCAACCAGCATTGAATCCAAATCAGTCAATCGACTCCAAAGCATGTTCTGAGACTCAAATTTGTTTGTTGTTCTGTTATTCTCAATGTATTCATAGTATTTCACAACATCCTCAACATTCACTTGATCAAAATACTTTCCTGACAGAAAAGGTTTCACACAACTGGGAGTGATGTTTGTCAGAGTCGTTGGGTATTGAGACAATGATCCCTGATTTTTATACATGAATTGATTTCCGTAAACCTGTTCCTGTTGTTTGTATTGTTTCAACCACTCATTTTGAGCCTGAAAAATATTTGGATTCATTAACAATTTGCTCAATGCCTCATCCTGAATTTTATCTCCTGTTTCTTTATCTCTTAAATACAGATCCATGTTTGAGAACATTGATGATTTTCTATCAACAACAGTTTTCACCTGAGGGATCTGATCATATACATTCCGAGGGTTGGCCGTGTCAATCCAAACAGCTCCTTTTTGACCAAACAGATATGAATTTTTGAAAAAATACCCTGATGATGTTTTGAAAAATCCTTTTAATTTATTTGAAATTTGCTCTGTGATTGAGAAAGATGATTGACTCATTTGTTAGAATTAAATAATTATGATTAATTTTGACAAAAATAGTTAATTTTTTTAGTATGAATTTACAATATAAACAAATCGGGAACCCTAAAGATCATTTAATCATCAAGGATATTGATGATAAACAGGGAATTGTTTCATTTTATTTTGCAAATTTTGGGAGTCGTGATTCTGACAATGATGTGATCATGGAGGGTGCCTATACAAAAACCATCAAAGAGAACAGAGACAGAATCAAACATATTAAAAACCACGACATCAACAAACCTGTTGGGCTGATTAAAAACCTTTACATTGATACAATTGGAGCCATTGCAGAAAGTCAGATGAGCAAATCAACTGATGGGAGAGATGCTCTGATCATGTATTCTGAAGGAATCATAACAGAACACTCACAGGGGTTTGTTACTATGAAAGAGCGTTTTAATGACATGGAGGGTTTCAATGAGATTCTGGAGGTTCAATTGTGGGAGGTTTCAACACTGACTGGATGGGGTGCAAATTCCAACACTCCTGTTCTGGGAATCAAATCAATCAGCAATGATGTTGAGTTGAAAAAAGCTATTAATTTATTAAAAGGCCTTGATAACGTATTGAGAAAATCAAAAATCTCAGATGAGAAAGGTGCTGAACTGAATACAATATACAATCAATTAGGTGAAACATTGGAATCACTCAAAAAGGACTCAGAGCCGTTGCAAAACAACACTCAGAAAAATGGAGAGCCGAATCAAAAAGGACTTAATTGGGAGTATATCAATAATAATTTCAAACTATAAAAACAAAAGAACATGGAAAACATGGAAAAATTTTTGGAGACTGTTGAAACGAAAGTGAAATCAACAATCTCTGATGAGTTAAAATCGAAAAACGAAAAAATCGAAACTCTAGAAAAATCTATAAAAGATTTGCAATCAAAATCAAATAATTCAAAGGTTGCTGAGGCAATCACAAACATTGAGTTAGAGGTTAAGTCATTAAAGGAGAAAGCTGGAACACCAGTCTCAAAGCCTTTTACTGTTAAGTCAATGTTAATTGAGAATAAGGAATCTCTAGTTGGTATGGCTGAAAAGTCAAACGGAAACTTAGTTTTAAAGGCTCCAGCAACAATGTTAGTTTCTTCAAACATAGTAGGAGCAAACGCTGGATTATTGCCAGAGGTTGAGTATAGAGCTGGAATGATTTCTATTGCTGAGAGATCACCATCAATGTTAGACAACGTGAACTCATTCAGAACTGATTCTGCTCAAATTTCATGGGCTGATGAGATCAATCCTGAGGGAGATGCTGAGTTCATTGCTGAGGGTTCTTTGAAGCCATTAGCTGATTTTGAAATCACTCCAAAATTATCACAAGCAAAAGAGGTTGCTGTTGTGATGAAAGTAGGGAAAAACATGTTGAAAGATATTCCTTGGTTAGAATCTACAATCAACGGAAAAATGAGAGACAGAATCATCTTAAAAACTGATGAGAAATTGTTCTCAGGTGATGAGACTGGATCAGGAGGAGTTGAATTTGATGGGATTGATAAATATGCATCTTCATTTGTTGCTGGATCATTAGCTGGAACAGTTCCAACGCCAACAACAGCGGATGCAATCAGATCATCAATTGCACAGATCACTGTTCAAACAGATACTGACAGACGTTTTTCACCGAATTTCGCATATATGAACCCTTATGATGTTGCAGGAATGGACTTGCAAAAAGGTTCTGATGGTCATTACACTTTGCCTCCTTTCGTTTCTGCTGAGGGTAGAACTGTTTACGGAGTGAAAGTTGTTGAGTCAACTTTGATCCCAGCTGGTCAATTGTTAGTTGGTGACTTTAGCAAATCAAATTTTGGTGTTTACGAAGATATCGAAATTGATTTTGGATATGAAAATGATGATTTCAGAAAAAATCTGATCACCATGAGAGCATCTGCGAGATATCACCATTACATCAGCGGAAATGAGGCTGTTGCTTTTGTTTATGATTCTATTGCTACAATCAAAACAGCTATTGAGAAAGTTTAATTTTTCAATACACAATACACTTGAAAAGAGGTTGGCAATTTGTCAGCCTCTTTTTGTTTATATTTGCATCATATTAATCAATTTAAAAATTATTTATCATGGCAGAAGCTAAGAAAACAAAAAAGGAGATAGTATCTCAGGCATATCCAAAAGGAAAAAAAATCAGATTGAATGACCGTGTTGAGGTTGAGTTCATAGTTGACAAAAATGGTCACAACAAAGGTGATAAAGTCAAAATGCACCCAACAACAGCTGAGCATTTTAAAATACAAAACTGGGTGAAATAATTCACTCAATAAACTAATTTTGAAAGCTCTGATATTTGTCAGGGCTTTTTTTTATCTTTGTAAAATGGGAATTATAGTAAACAACACTGATTTTGTTGGAAAATTTCAAATTGCTCAAAATTGTTATTCAGAATTGAATGATTATATTGAAACTTATGAGAGGAAATATCTGGAGGATCTGTTGGGATGTGATTTGACTGAGGATCTCATTGGTGATCTAAACAACCAAACCCCTCAAACACAAAAATTCATTGATATATTTGAAAGGTTTTGTGAGGATGATGGAATTTGCATCAACAGGAGTGAGGGAATCAAATCAATGTTATTAGGGTTTATTTACTTTGAATATGTGAGAGATGTTGCATATAAAGTGACAGTGGGAGGAGTGAAAAGAAATAGAGTTGAGGTTTCTGGAGATGTTGGAACAAATCAACATAATATATACAACAGGTTTAATTGGTCAATTGAAACTTTCAACTCAATACAACATTACATTTGTGATCGCTCATCTGATTTCATGAATTTCAACGGGCAAAATAAACAAATCACTCATTGGGCCATATAAAATGCAACCATCCAAAACCATATTTTTTAATGATCATGATGCCTCAGCTGATTCAGTAAGCAATCACAGGAGCCAATGTTTGAACTACGGATGGACTCTGATGGTTTCAAAAACTGGAACTGATGGTGATGGTCAAATACTACTGGAACAGTCTCAGGATGGATCAACATGGTTCCCATACATTGACAGAGAAATTTGCACTGATCTCATTTTGGAATCGGTGATCACTCTGAATGATGATGAGTTCCTGATAACTGATGAGTATTTTCACGGGAATTTTTTCAGGGTATCATATATAGCAAACGGAACAACAACAGGAACAATTGATGTTGTTTTATCAGAAAAAATCAGATCATAATGACAACAATTGATCTCTCAAAATATCGAATATTAAAACAACCTCTGAAAGTTGATGTTGTTATTGGTGATGAAATTGGGGTGAAACCTGTTCTGGCTGATAATTCAACAATTGTCAACATTCCAGCCTCATTGACTGAGGTTTCTTTGATTGCTCAGAATGTATTGAGGAGAGAGGTGACAATTCACAACAACTCAAACGGGGTGTTGTATGTTTTGGCTGGATCTGGAGTGACCTCAACCAATTACAGTTGGAAACTGAAAAGGGGAGATCATTTATTCGTTGATACATACAGAGGAGAGCTGAGAGGGATTTTTACAAATGCAACAGGTTTTGCAATGGTTACAGAAAAATATTATTAAAAAATAAATATAAAAACAAACAAAGATGAGTGAGATTTCAAGTTCAGGAGATGATCAGCTATTGGAGGCACAGTCAACCAATACAAAATTAGACACTTTAAACACAAACGTATCAAAAGAGGCCAAACAGGATTCAGCAAATCTGATCCTTTCAGATATAAAAACAAATACTGATGGGTTAGGTATAGGAGATACAGGATCAGGAACCTCTGTTGGAATTTCAGCAACATCAGTCACTTTGATTTCTGCAAATACTGACAGGAAACAGGTGATCATCAGAAATGATACAAATCAAAACATGTTCATCTCTCATGGAGCAACAGCAACAATTTCAAGTGCTGTCCGATTAAAGAAAAATGATTCATATATTGAGGATAAATATACAGGAACAATCTCAGGGATCTGGATCTCAGCATCTGGAGGAGGGAACGCTCAAATCACTGAGATAACAAAAGCATAATCAATGGCTGATATTGTTCAGGACATACAAGTTTTAGTTGATGCGGTGATCAATAGCATAGGAGGAGGAGTTCCTCCTGTTTGGCAATCACCAACAACAATAAGCGTTGATGATTCAGGAGATGATTTCATCCCAGCAAACGCAAACAGAACAGCAATAAAATTCACAAATAAAAATGAGGATGTTGTTTTTGTTTTTGGAGATTTTGAACCTGAAAAAGATTTGGATTTGAAGCTAAAGAAAAAAGAAACGGCATTGTATTTGGCAAACACATCAGGAACGGGAAATATAAGATTCAAAGTCACTAAAAACAACAAAAATAGTGATATTAAATATCAGGAGGCAATATGATTTCAGGAGGAGAACCTAGCTATTTTATAAATCATCATGATCAGGAAATTGATGATGGAAGTGGATATATGGATGATGGATTTCAATTCATTATTCCAGCCTCAATTGGCTGGCATTTTACATCTGTCTCATATCCTATTGATACCAATATTTTTTCAGGTAGTTTTACAGATCGTTCTGATATGGATGGTTGCATTGTTGAGATGATTGTGGGAGGAAAAAATACATTGATTGGAGCTTTGACCTCTGATGCCTCAATTGGAGATGTTGAGATCTCTGTTTCACCAACTGTCATTCAGTACACAAAAAAAGGTTATTTTTTAGAGATCACAGACGGGGTGAATACTAATGTATTAGGGAGAGTTTTGAGTATTGATGTTGATTCCAGCAAAGTGACTATTGATAAACCTTTGACAGATGATTTTTCAGCATCATCACCGACTTATGTACTCCAATCAATTTACTACGTTAAAAACAGATATTTGAGTGGAACAAATAGGGATATTGAAATCAGTGGGAGTACTCATTCATCGTTTTTACCTAAAAACACAGTGATTCATGTTTATATATATAATTTTGAAGCAGTAGAAAAAAAACTGAATTTTTCACTGGAGGTTTTTCAGTAATAAAAAAAGCTATAAAATGACTATTGAGGAAATAACATCAAATTTGATCCCTGTTCTGGTTGTGTCAATCATTGGGATTATTATCAAAATGCAAATCAATGAGAGAGTGAATGATCTCAGGGTCAAAACTCTGGAGGGGAAAGTATCTCATCTAAATAATAACTGGAAACAAAGAGATGTGATTTTGATGGGCTTGATTGAGAATCTGAGAAAGGAAATTCATGAGGTTTCATTGCAACTGGCAATATTGCAAGGGAAACAACAGGAACATGACAAACACGAAATCAAAACATGAAATTATTAAAAACATCAGAGATCATTCAGGAAGTTGTTGACCAAATCACTCCAGTTGTTAAAATTGATGAGTTTATTGATAACAACAACGGGACATTTTCTGTTTTGACATGTGACACATTTTATTTGATCCCATGCAAAGAGATTGAGATTGATTCAGAGAGGTTCATGATCGAGTCAATCACTCAAGATCAGGAAATCATTTTGAAGCCTCAAAACGCTCAATTTGATTCTCAAAACATAACCTCAACAGAGTTTCCAATATATTTGCCTTTCTTTATCAATGGAACTCCTATCATGACAAACAATGAGTTGCAACAGACTCAATTTGATACTGATAAAACTCCAATGATTTGGTTGTATGAATCACTGAGAGAGAAGCACAGAAAAGAGAGATCATTCAATCCAATATCTTTGGAGGCTGATCTGGTGATCTTCTTTGTTGACTCCTCCAGATGGGCTGATTGGAACACTGATCAACATTATCAGTTTGTTATTGATCCAATGAAAGCGTTGGTGAATGAATTTATCAATGTAATAAACAAAAACAGAGGTGATTTTGATGAGGTGAATGAATTTGATATCATTGATAGAGTGAATTTTGGAAATCAATCAGGGAATGGAACTCTAGAAAATTACTTCAATGATGAGCTGAGTGGATGTGAGTTGAGATTTACAATGAAATACAAAAAATATTTATGTGATGACTGTTTATAAATTCAAAACAAATAAACCTGTCACATTTTACACTAAAATAAAAGGGAGAACATTCAAAAATGAATGGATTGAGCTTTGTTCTGATGGATCAATCACCATCTCAAAAGGTTACGCATGGAACGGATGCTCTCCAAAATACAGAGTCGCTGATTTAATGATTGGCACTCCAGATGGGGCCATTGACAAAAGAACTTTCAAACCTTTGACCTATTATGCCTCAATGATACATGATGCAATTTATCAATTCAAATCTGAGATTGGGATCTCCAGAAAGGAGGCTGATGATATTTTTCACAGTGAATTAAAATATGTTTATTTCTTTTGGGCCTACTTATATTATTTAGTCGTTCGGGGGTTTGGCTGGATTTACGGTGAATGGTTAAAAAAATAATTAGTATTTTTGTGAAAAATATTTTTTAAACAAAAAAAATTAGTATTATGAATGTATGTACATGTTCAGGAGATTGGCTCAATTTAGGCCAAGCATCTTGTTTTGGAGAAGCTGGAGAGTTTCTCAATGGAGTTTTTGCTCCAGAACTGGACTCAAATGGAGATAAATCATGTATAAAAGCAACAGACGTTCTGGATCAGGCTTTCTGGGATGGAAAGTATGAAGCTGAAAACATGCAAAACAGATGGTTGAAATTAGAGGGAATCTCAAAGATCACACCGATCACAGAGGATGATATCACTGATACATCAAACCCTTTGAAAACAATCACTTTATCAAAAGGAAAAAGAGGATATACATTCTCAGTAGTAACAAAGGAGCCTAACAAATTAGCATCTCAATTTGATGCCTTAGCTTGTCAGGATTTAGTTTTTTATGCTGATACTGATTTGAACAATTTTGTTGGTCAATGTGTTGGAACTGATCTTTGTGGACGTAAAATCGCAAGATTAACTACAACAGTGATAAACAAATCAACTCAAAATGGTCAGGCTGGAGAGTTATTGATCACGGTTGAGTTTGAATTGACTGAGACTGATTCAAAGGTTGATTATGTTACTCCAGATTCAGGAGTTGTTTTGAATGATATCAAAGCTCTTATTGATGTTACATGTGAAATCACATCAGCATCAGTTAATACTGTTGTATTTGATTTGAATACAAATGTTGGTGCTAAAAATAGCAGAGTAAAAGCAAAAGGGTTGACAAATACTGAAATCGAGGTTTACAATGTAACGGATGCAACAGCTCCAGCATTGGCATCATTGACAGAGGTTTCTGGAACTTATACAGCAACTTTCACATCTCCTCAAGATTTGACAGATGTGATCAGAATACAAGGAATCACAACTACTGTTCAAAAAGGTTATGATTTGAAAGCTGTTCCAACAACAACTGAGGTTATTGCTTAATGGCAATTAAAACCATAAATATAAGGGATAAAGTTTTGTTTTATAGCTTTGCCAAAGAAGTGTCAAAGGAGAGGTTTCGTGAGTTGTTTTCAGCTCACAAACCCTTTGTCATATCTCAGGCATGGGAGGAACTTTTGAAAGCTACAAACCGAAAGGATGAGGCTACAAAGGAAACTCCAAAAGCAAAAGAAATAAAGCACACCCGAAAAAGGCAAATCAAAAAAGCCTGAAAAAATGTTTGATGAATTAAAGAGGTTAGCAAAGGGAGTATTGAATCTCAATGCTAACCTCATAATTCAGCAAATAATCCTCAACAATAAGTTTCAAGAGTTCATCCTAGATCTAAACAGGAGAGAGCAATTGTTTGAGGGCCTAAATTCACTAGGTGTTGAGCTAGATTCATATTCTGAATTTACAGAGAGTGAACTCAATGCAGAGGGTGAAAACCGATTTCAATATAAAGGTAAAAAGAAAAGCAAACTAGCTGGAGAACCTGTTTTCCTGTTTGATTCTGGTGACTTTTATGAGTCATTCACTCTAGAGGTCAACACTGATTCATTGATATTTGATGCTGATCCAATCAAAGATGATGGAACCAACCTTTTCAATGAGTATGGTTCTGATATTTTAGGACTCACAGAGGAAAGCACTGAAATTTTAGTACTTTTGTTGCGTGAGAAAGCTGTTCCAATTATTCAAAACGAGATCTCCAGACTTAACTGATCAATGTTTCAGCACTCTGGATGAATTGCCAATTTTCAACTGGTGGAAACTAAACAAAGGAGAGATTAAATTCCTGTTTAGAGAACCCAGAGATCCCTCCAAAAAAGAGGAGAAACATCTCATTAAATTATACAAAAAAATTGCCTCCAATTATATTGACAGGTATGGGATTTCAAAAGGATTCAAACATATTCTGAATAAACAGAGAGAAATTGCAATGTATAAACTGAAATACATCAGGACTGAGGATCGTTCTCTGTTGACTCACATGGAAATAGCTGAGGCCCAACTGAGTGACATGACTGAAAGCGGTGAAACAACTGATTTCAATGAAACAAAAGCAATGATCTCAAAGCAAATGGGATTCAGTATTGATCCAAAAACAACAACAGTTCCTGAATATCAGGGTTACATATTACTAATACAAAAACAATGGCTAAAAAAGTAGGTTATAAGGATTTTTTCAAAGATGATGTTTTCAGTATTCCAAAAAAAGGAGCAAAGGAATTTCTGGAACAGATTCAGGAGCTGGAAAATGGGATCAAAACTTTTGCCAGCAACAATGAGAAAAATTTCTCTGGTATAAAACTGGAGAAATCAAAAGATATTGATAATATCACAGAAAGCGTTGTTGAGGCCAATTTGGTGTTTGAGGCTTTCAATGATACTCAACAGGAGCGAATCAAAGTTCAAAAAGAGGTTGAAAAACTGAATCAGGAATCTGAGAGAACAGCTCAACAAAAGATCAAAACAGCTAAAGACCTGAAAAAATTAGCTCAGGAGGACATCAACACGGAATCAAAAACCTTTCGTTTTAGCGTACAAAAGAGAAAAGAGGCTGAAAGGTTACTGAAACAACAGGCAAAGGAGGAGAAACAAGCTAAATCATTAAATTCAGAGTATGCAAAGCAATCAAAAAGGCTTAATGAATTAAGAAAGGATTATAAAGATCTCAAATTGTCAACAGGAGAGAACACGGATGAAACCCGTGAACTTTTGGAGGAGATTCAGGAACTGGATGAGACTCTGAAAAATGTTGATGCTGAGGTGGGCCAATTTCAAAGGAATGTCGGAAACTATCCAAAAACATTTGAATCAGCAAAGGCTGGAGCTGGAGGACTTTCTGGTTTTCTATTAGGAGCATTTTCAACCTCACTTTCCAAATCTAGGGATGAGGCCAGAGAATTTAACGTGACTTTAGAGCAATTCAAAAACTCAGTCGGGGTGTTTGCATTTGCGATAATTGAATTTACTCAAAAAGTGGCTCTCCCAGCAATTGGGGTATTTGTAAATAATACACAAAATCTTTTTATAGGATTACAAACTAAACTCAAAGAAGTTCAAAAGGGCTTTCTGGAGCTTATCCCTGAGAGATTTCAAACTGATAAGATAGGAGAAAAGATTGGAACATTAAAAGAGGAGATTTCAACATTGACTGGCACAATGGATGAAAACAATTTAAAAACAAAGGAATATTCTGAGGTACTTGACAAAGCAAAAAATCCATTTGATGGAATAATTGAGAGAGTAAACAAGTCAAATGATACTCTGGAGGAGCAATTGGAGTTGCAAGATCGCTTAATTGATACAACAGCCAGATTGTCAACTGAGATTGCAAAACTATCTGTTGAGGAGGAACTGAATCAACAGATCGCTGATGACTCAACAAAGAGTTTCAAAGAAAGGGAACAGGCTATCATGGATGTGATCAGGATTCAGGAGGAGAGAGCTGGAAAAGAGTTGCAAATTGCTCAGGAAACTCAAACAATCTCAGAACTGGCCATCAAAAATGATTTCATCAGGAGAAATTCTGAGGCTGAATTTCAGGAACTACAATCAAACGGATCATTGAGAAATTTATCCTTTTTGAAAGATAAATCAAACGCTGATAAAATTGGGCTGGATAATTTGGAACTATTGACTCAATCAACATTGGGATTGATACAGGCTGAGGGTGATTTTGCGAAATCTCAAAAAGAGGCTCAAAAAACTAGAGATGAATTGCAACAGGATCGACTGGAGAGGGATCTGGATATCTTACTGGATGGATTTGATAATCAGAAAACAATCAATGAGAGAATCATTGCAGATGATAAAAGGACATTTGATGAGAGAGGGAAATTGTTGGGTGAAACTGTTAAACTAGGGGAGGAGAGTTTTGATGCTCAAATTGAAACAATCCAGAAATTCACTGATGAGAATGTTGATGCTAATGATCTGATCAATGAGAGTGATTCAATTGCATTAAATGAGAAAATCAGATCACTGGGATTGAGTG